ATAACCTTGCCGATAAATTAGGGCAAGATAATCCCCGCTTCAATCGTTCTATATTCTTAACCGCTTGCGGGGTGAAGTAATGCTTAAACTCCAATTTGATTTATCAACGGGCAAAATTGAGCAGTTTGAGGCTAAGTGTTGTGAGCACGATTTTGAGAGTGCTTGCGCCTGTTGTATGGCTGAGTGCGATAACTGCTTAGAGGCTTAGTGGCGGGCTATCGCTCACCCTTTCAGGGTGGGCGGTGGCACTCTCCTAAACAATTAAAGAGAGTGAGAGGGAAGGGGCAAGATGGCTAAGTGCCAACAATGCGGGCAAGAGTTAGATCTACTAACCGCCTTTACTAAGTATCAAGTGTGCGGTAAGTGTGTCCGCGCTAATCATAGAAAGGCGGTTAAGTAATGAAATGTAATGAGTGTGAGAGAGAGGTAGAGGTGGCGGACGGGATAGCCTTATGCCACTATCACTACACCAATCAAAACCTAAATAAGCTCAAGGCTTAGTGGCCTCCTATCCTCTCTCCTGATACACTAGGGGAGAGGGTGGGAGATTACTAAATCGGTAATCTTTAACTAGACGATAGGAGCAAGTGATGGACACAGTAAAGCGAATGGTGGAAGAGATACGCACCGAGCTAGCTAATGGCGAGGAGTTGGAAGATATAAAGGACAGATCACACGAGTTTATAGATAGTTATCTACCCGTATATTACAACGGCATAATTGAAGAGTGGAAGGCTATGCCTAGCGAGTATAACGATAGGGGAAGCGCAGAGCTAGGACACGGGGAAGAGATTAACATCTATAACCTTATGAGCCTAGACCTCTATCTTTATTACTCTGATTTATTCGCTGAAGCGGTGGAAGAAGTGGAAGAGTCATTAGAGGGGGCGGAGTAATGAGATCAGCTAAGTATTACAAGGTGCGGACAGTAGTGCGGGCGGTGTTTTGGCTCGCACTATTGGCAGGGCTTTATCTAATCAGCAAGGCACTTTGGAGGTGTGCGGGCTATGAGTAGAGAGCTGGAGCAATTCTTAAACACCGAAGCCGAGTGGGTATTAGAGCGACTATCTACTGGCACAGAGAGCGCAGATCGTAATTACTACCAAGGCAGACTAGACCAGCTCGCACAAGTGAGAAGGTATCTAGGTCAGCCCCAAATTATGAGAGAGAGGGCGAGCAAGTAATTTAGTGGCGAACTATCGCTACACTCCTTGTCTAGGGGAGTGTGGCGGTGGTATTCTACTAACGCAATTAGTGGGAGAGGGCGAGCAGATAGCTCGCTTAGATAGATAGGAGAGAGATGAATACGGATACGATAGACGATTTAATTATCGCAGTTAAAAGTATATTGCCTAATGCGGAAGTGTTTTACGCTGGCGATAGAGTACTGATAGAAACTAACTTAGAGCTGGGCTTAGGCGGTTATCTAATTCCAGCCGAGCTAACAGAGAGCGAGAGGGAGAATAATGTCTAAAATGAAGCAACACTTAGAGGGGCAGATAGTAATCGCTCACTCTAGCGAGGAGAGCACAGGTTGGAAGCGGTATATCGCTTTTAATTATGAGGGTAATGAGTATGAACTAACCCTATTTTGGGAAGAGTTTAGTGGCTACGATACATACTGGAGAGAGCCTGATAGCGCACCTAATTGGGTAATAGAGTGGGATAGCGAGGCTCATCAAGGTATGAGCTTTGAACATTACTTAGATGATCTAACTTGGGAGATGAATAAATGAAGGCTACACCTGCGTTTTGTGGCGACCATTTAGTCCCGATTACTGAGTGCGACTGCCTAAGTTATATGAGAGAGATAGCAAGCTCAGCAGAAAAACTAATCCAATTAACTAAAGAGAGAGAGGAGTTAAGCAAATGAACATCTGCCAATTCTGCGGGTGGGAAGTAAAGAAACCTGAGTGGTATAACAGTTATGACGGGGGCTACGCTTGTGATGACTGCCTTATGGATCAAGCGATTGAGAGAGAGAAGGAGAAGGCACTATGAGTAATTGGACAGTATGGGTGGGCGGGGGAGAGATCAATAGTTATCTCCTGACTAAAGATGAAGCAGAAGATATAGCTCAGGCTTGGATAGATAAAGGTTATGATGAAGTAGTAGTAGAGGAGGTAGCAAGTGAGTAATTTTACTGAACTACACAAACACTATGGACATCAAGTAGTGGTGGCTCAATATACCGATACTGAAGGAGAGCCTGTAGCTGTGGCAATAGAGTGTATGGATTGCTACGAAGTGCTAGTTGATTACGATAAGGAGGTAGCTAATGCCTGAGCCACGCTACTTAGAAGGAGATGATTACGCCCTGAACGGGGTTGAGTTAGATATTGTTAAGTGTAAGGAGTGTGCCAGCGAGTATGACTACGCTGAGTATCACTCCTACACCTGCTCTGATTGTGAGGATAAGATAATCAAAAGAGAGAGGGAGCGAGTATGAGTAAAGTATGTAATGAGTGTGGCTATCCTACTTGGTGGGTAGATAATGGCTGTAATAAATGTGGATATGAGGTAGTAAGTGAGTAATGTAATAGAGCTACGCAACGGGGCAGTAAAGCGGGTAATCTTCTATGAGGTATTAGACTCTCAAAACATAGCCATATGGGGCGGAGAAAGCCCTTCAGAGGCCTTAAAATGGTATCGGAATAGCCCACCTGATAGTAAGATATGGGTATCGGAGTGGCTCACAGATGAGGAAGATGCGAGGGAGATGATGTCGCCTATTGAGCTAACCCCACTGGTATTATCTACTATCGCAGATTGTATGGAAAGGTGGAGGAATTGAGCAAGACAGAGCGGAGAATAGAAACCGCTAAGGCGCAAGCAGTTCGTCAGAGGAACTACCGCAGAGCAAGAGATAGAGCGTTAGCTCGTTTGAGTAATGATTACCCAAATGTGTATCGCACCTACCTTGAGGAGGAGATGGAAGCTGATGATCAAATGGGTAAGAAATGGCTTGATATTACTGGCAACACTAAGTCTTCTAGTAATAGGTCAAGATAAATTATTTCCACCGCCAGTAGGTAGAATACCTGATGGTGTTATATCGCATAGGAAGGCAACGCAAGATGAGAAGAACCATAACAAGAAGCTCGCAAAGGACTACGCTGCGGCTGGTTGGGACTGGAGAGGAAGAGAGTGGGAGTGCTTACTCTCCCTTTGGACCAGTGAGAGCAGGTTTGATAACTACGCCAAGAACCAGCGAGGATCAAGTGCTTACGGAATTGCTCAACTCCTTAGAGAAACAGATAGCAGAGCTGAGTATCAAATCCTTAGAGGTCTTAAATACATTTCTAAAAGATACGAAACACCTTGTAAAGCACACAAGTTCTTTCTCAAGCATAGATATTACTGATGATATGTGATGAGTGTGGTGATGATCTAGTAGTAGAGGGTCAGAGCAAATGTCTTGAGTGTTTAGAGAACGCATAGAGTTCCTCTCCTATGGGCAACAGAAGCCTCGCAGTTTTGTTTATTTACTGCGGGGCTTTTCTAATTCCTAAAGACAAAAACCCCTTCGGGATAGGAACCGAAGGGGCTATTGCCAGCACTCATACTAGGATTTCTAGCACAGGTGGTAGAACTATA